GCAAACTCTTCTACAGTCATGTCTGCTGCATTTTTTTCTCTTTCACTAATCATTTGTCTCTCACTTTATATCCTGTAATTCGCTTTCAAGGGCGTGGATAACTATCGATATTTTTGAAAGCATATCGTGTTCAGTCTCCACCTTATCAACTCGCGTGTTCTTCCTAAACTCATCTGGTAGGCTCTCTATTTGATGCTTCAGATCATAAGCAACACAAAGGCTCTCATCCATTAAACTTCTCCCAATTCAACTTAGCCCATTCTTTAGGGTCTACCCCTTGCAAATCCCACCAAGTCCTTTCGTCACCAAAGCGATGCAATTTCATGTGGCAGGAGTGGCACAGAGGAACACACCAATTGTCTCCAACTTTCATGCCCATAGCGTTAGGCTCTGCGAACATGATATGGTGCGCCTCTGCGCCATACCCACAAACCAAGCAGGGTGCGCCACGCAAGGTCTGTAGATATTTCTTGGATCGTATCCTCACTTGATCCTAGTTACCTTTCTAAACGGAACTATGGACAAGTGATTTTCTTTAGGGACAGCCTTTGTCTTAGCAGACTTGTCGCCATGAATTGACAGAATGCCTTGATACAATCCAGCAGACTGAGGCTCCGGAAGGAAAGCATAGTCCCCAACCTTCATCTTTTTTGCTGTCGATTTGTGCCATCCATATTTAATTTGATATGACGGATCAGACTTGGTAGGCCAAGAGTGACTTGAGGCATTATTATCCTCTGGAACAAACTGATACACAGCGTAGTGTTCGACAGGACGATAGGGCTTCTTATGACAAGACTTTCCTGAAATAAGAGAGAAAAACTTTTTAATAATCTCAGTCATTAGAATGGGACCTCATCATTGGTTAGGGTTTTGCTTTGAGACTGTCCTTCAGCCTTTCTGGCGTAGTGTGTGTTTCCAACCAAAGACAGGAATGTTGATCCGTTCTTCTGGCTCACGCGCTTCCAGCCAGCTAGATCTAACTTAGGCTTTGGGTTTCCTTCTGCCATCTGAGCAACAAGGTCATTCACAACCTCGTCAGATAACTCTATGTGGCCTGTGTAATCAGGCTGGGTGGCCTTCTCTTTCCTGTTGTTGGTAAAAAGAACTCCTGATGGTGGATAATCGTTACTCATGCCGCTTTCTCCTTATTGGCTTTTGACTCTGGGAATTGATGGCTGTGCTTAGTAAATTTAGCCACAACCGCGTTGTAAAGGGACTTGTCTCCTGACTCTAAAATATCCAAAGCAGCCTTGTTCTCTCCCCAGAACGCAGTTAGCTTTTTATATGTGTCGCACTCGCTGATAAATGAGTTGAACACCTCAGCCATCACAGAATAACTTGCCTCTTCCTTAACCTCTCCAGAAGAAGACTTTATCGTGGCCTTCTTCTCTTTCTTCTCTTCGATCACACCTTCTGGCAAATCCTCGCCAGCATAGATGTAGTGACCCAACCCATGAAACGCCAAGCACTTAGTCAGACACCTCTGTAAGGCTGTGTTTACTTGAAAGCTATTGGGCTGAGATACAGATTTGTTCGCGTAGTCAAGAACAGGCATAACCTCTGTTTGACTCTCATCTTCTATATCAACGGTTACTGACACAAATGCATACCCTGCCGGATCAATCATGTACGGCAAGGTGCAATCATTATTTGCACTAGAGTACAAATTTTTCGTGAACGTGGTTTTAGGGTAATGCTTCTTCACAATCCCCCACGCCCATGCCCAGCTTATATAGCTAAGGCCATTCTTTTTTTCGATGTGATCAGACACATCAACCTTAGATAAGGTTTCCCATACGCTACTCATATTAACCTTCTCCTCTGTACTGTGAGCAAAAATCGGAAACTCCACAATAGTCACCGATACACCTAACCGCCTCTCCGGCTCGGTATTCTATTTCTGTTGGGGCTGATTGCCCTACAGAAAATTCTGTTGCCTCTGCCTCGTTATCAAAAACGCGCATGGCTCTTTTCAATCCCTTTTTCTTAACTGCCCAAGCGTCACTGCGCTTCCAAATTTCATCATTAGAACAAAAGGGGAACTCGCCCTCGGCGTCATACATCTTCTGCGCTTCTTGATGAATGCCAACTCTTTCATTGATGTAATTGATGCGCGTCTCCTCGTCCCATATTGGGATGTCAACTAGCACAACAGGCGCACTAGGGTAGTCTGGTTTGTACTTTGATTCCCTCTTGTTCCAGTCCCTCAGTATCGCGCATATCTGCAAAGAGTTGACCTTCTTACCCTTATTTTTTTGTACGAGGTAGGCGTACATATTAAGTTGCCGCTCCCACTCAATCTTCCCATAGATCACAGACCACACGCTTGTGACCTTGTAATCAGTTATCTGAATGTTTGTCCGATCAACAACCTGATGATCAACAGCTCCTGACAAGACCCATCCGTTAACCTCTGCAAACAACCTTTCCTCAAGCACAACATCATCAGAAGGCTTGGTACTCTCAAGAACATGGTGAACAGCAGTGCCAAACAAAGGCCATATCATGTCTACTGCATCAACAGTTCTATCGTTGGCGTGATGATCCCTCATCAGCCTCACCCTTGGGCTGTCTATAAGGGTGGTGACAGATATGTCAGCATTTCCCTTGCTATATTTGTCATTTCTGGCAAAATCAACAAAGGATTTGGGCAATTTGTGATTATTGGTAATTTCCATGTTGTCCCTCCCTGTGAGTTTTTGTTGTATCAAAAGCGTTTATTAATGTCAATAAGGAATTTTGAGGACGATATGAACACAAAAACACATCAATTTGAGATACTTGGAGAACCGGCATCAAAGGCTAACAGCAGAAAAATAGTTTTAATAAGAGGGCGACCAGCGTCTATAAAATCAGACAAGGCTAGGAAGTATGCCAAGTATTTTCTTGAGCAGTGTGATCAGATAGAAGAGTTATTTTCTGGAGATGTTTGTGTCGAAATGTTAATACACTACGCATCAAGAAGGCCAGACTTGGACGAAAGCTTGATCTTGGATTTAATGCAAGGAAAGATTTACGAAAATGACCGGCAAGTTAAGCAGAAGAATATTTACTGGGGGCTTGATAGGGAAAGGCCAAGAACAATCATCAGAGTGTCATCTCTGGAGAGCGGTAATATCCCAAGCTATTTCGGATGCTTACCTGAATGACGAAAGACAAAAAGACGATGTGATCAAATGGCTACGCACAGAGGACTTTGTGACTGTTTGTGATCTTGCCGACATAGACCACCGAAAAATGAAAAATAACTTTCTGTATATTTTGACACAGAAAGAGCCGATTGCCCGATACGAAGGTAGAAAGTTAAAAGATTTAATAGATAAAAAACCATAGTAAAGATAATCTATAAACAGTCTATATAGAGATTATATTTATATTATATATATTATATAAACACATAATTTCTTTTCTCTGACACCTCCAAAAAATGCTTATTGACAGATCAGACGGCATCGATATATCGTGTACGCCTGTCGTGGAGGACAAAATGCAAAATGATATATTGATACGCGGAACAGCACTCCGCATGGGGGAAGGTCAGCACAAAGCTGTATGTCCTATCTGCTCACCCAACAGAAAAAAGAAGGGAGAGAGAACTCTTTCCCTAAAGGTTGATGTAGAAGGAATTTTATATAATTGCTGGCACTGCCAATCATCTGGGGTCATCACCCTTGATGAGCGTCCTATGCCTGTTAGAAAGGAAGCTAAAGTGGCTGTTGTTGTTAAGCAGGATTGGGATGAATTAACAGCAAATACAATTGCTTGGCTTGGAAACAGGGGAATATCAGAAAGCACCGCCAAGGACGCTAAGATCAAGACAGCGCAGCACTACATCTCTTCTTTAAAGAAGCAAACTGAGTGCGTTGTTTTTCCATACACAAATAAATCTCAGGTGTATGCGGCGAAGGTCAGGGCTATATCTGACAAGGGCTTTTCTTGCAGCGGATCACCCGCATCATTTTTTAATTTGGATTCGATTGTAGAGGGCGAAGACCTATACATTTGTGAGGGCGAAATGGATGCCCTATCACTAATGGAGATAGGTTTCAAAAGTGTCGTGTCTGTCCCCAATGGGGCGGTGATGAAAGTTGTTGACGGCAAGATAGACCCTCAAGACGATAGCAAGTTTCGGTTTCTGTGGGACGCAAAAGACAACCTTGATGCAGCGGCCAGAATAATAATTGCCACAGACTCAGATGGGGCTGGAGAGGCTATGGCAGAAGAGATTGCCAGAAGGATAGGCAAGGACAAGTGTTGGCGTGTTGAGTGGCCTGACGACTGCAAGGATGCGAATGACGTTCTGGTGAACTTGGGCAAGGATAACCTTAAAAAGATATGTGAAGAGGTCACGCCTTGGCCGGTAGCCGGTCTGTATGATGCGTCACACTTCTATGACCAGCTAGACGAGATATACGAAAAGGGGATGGGTAAGGGTGCTTCAACAGGATATGGGAATGTCGATGATCTATACAGTGTTGTAGAGGGGCAGCTAACAGTGGTCACAGGACACCCATCATCTGGTAAGTCTGAGTTCGTTGACCAGATCATGGTAAACTTAGCTGAGGAAAAGGGTTGGAAGTTTGCCATATGCTCATTTGAAAACGAACCCCGAATACATATAGCAAAGCTGATAAGCAAGCATTTCGCAAAGCCATTCTTTACTGGGATAACCCCAAGGTTGAGCAAGGAAGAACTGGAAAAGGGGAAGTCGTTTGTCAGGGAACACTTTAGCTTCCTCTATCAAAACGATGGATCGATGGCCACGATTGGCGGCATAATAGAGCGATTGAAGATTGCGGTTATGAGGCACGGCATAAGAGGCGCTGTAATAGACCCATACAATTACATTCAGAAAAACGGAGACATATCGGAGACTGACTGGATTAGCGAGATGCTTACACAGTTAAGGGTGTTTGCCCAGTCTCACGGAATCCATCTTTGGTTTGTGGCTCACCCTACAAAGATGATGCGCGATTCTAACGGTAAGGTTCCACCACCAAAGGGGTATGACATATCTGGATCAGCCGCTTGGTTCGCAAAGGCAGACATCGGGATGTCAGTACACAGGCCAGACCCAGTGAACAGTTCCATGTCGGAAATACATATATGGAAGTGTAGATTTTCTTGGGTTGGCAAACAGGGAGTTGCGGAGCTGTACTTCAATCCAACAACATCAAAATACACAGAGGGGATAAAGGACGACTTTTTATCTCAGTCACCTCAATACGACACACCATTCTAGCACTCCGCACGTTAGCACTCCGCATGGAATGTATGACAGTAGTTAATCTTTAGAGAAAAAAATGAACAGAGCAAAAATTTTAGACACGGCCAAAAAATATGTTACCGCTGATCGGGCTGCGGATCACGGCGAAATGGAAGATAATTTTTCAACGATAGCAAAATATTGGTCAATTCATTTGGGCGTTGACGTTAATTCTGTCGATGTCGGGGTGATGATGGGGCTGTTAAAAATAGCCAGAATAAAATCTAACCGGTCACATGAGGATAATTATATCGATTGCGCTGGGTATCTGGCTTGCGCTGGTGAATGCACAAAAGAGGGTTGACCGCATTTGTACTATGGTCTAAATAAAATAGGTCACTCCAAGACAAAAAAAAGGGGAGCCGGTTTTCACCAGCTCCCCTTTGATTATTTCCAGTCCATTCTGATCACACGGCCATTGGGTTCCAGATCAGCAATATCACCATCTTTGTTGCTAAGTGTATATTGTTCACTGATCCTATCCCAGATCATGGTAGTAACGATTTCGGGTAGTTTCCCGACTTTTCTGCATTCCATGATGTAGGCCATTTTTGCTTCGTCAAAATTCATATCACGCGCCCTTCTTTGCTAATTGAACGATCCCTACCATTGCCATAAACGCGCCAGAATAAAGAACCAGCATGCCAACGAATAAGCTATTGGAAGGTATCTCTATATATTCAACCCCAGCAAACGAAATGAACAGTCCTAAGAAAAATATAAAGTAGTTCATTTGTTCTCTCCATAGACGTTACCGCACATCATATCGACATGGTATGTGAATGAGTCGTAGTTTATCCAGCGATATGGTGATGCATCGATTATAAACACAGGAAGGGCGTGCATCATATACTCACGCCCTTCTTTATAGACATTGTGACTAGCCTTGCGAATACCGTCATCATACTCATCGACATCAGGCTTATAGACATAGCCCTGATATCGATATGTCGGTGCGCTATGCCAGCTAATCATAGAAGTCTCCCAAAGCACACTCGACTGTTTCTTGAGCCTCAAGAGCCATGATAAGCTTTTGCCTGTTATCCTTTTGGTAAGGATGCATAAGCTGCTCAATGATCGTATCAAGACCAACCTCAATAGCGTTCAATTCGGCTGGCGTTAACCTAAGATTTATCACAGTCATTATTCATTCCCCTCAAAAGGCTGAGGCGTTCTGTCGTACTTGACTTCCTCATCAGCATAAATTTCAGTAAACACACGCTTAGATTTTAGCTCATCGTAGGTGGTCTTGTTCACCTCGTAATGACAACCAGCCCCATAGGCCATAGTGTCATTCCAGTACATACCTTCACGCAGACCATCAGAGTTATGCTCATCCAGCCCATACCATTCTTTGGCAAGCCGTTCCATTAACTGATCAGCATCACCAGCGGTTGCGAACAAGATAGATTGCTCTACTTCAAACTCACCATGTTGCTCGTCAATATTTCCAATATAATATTTCATTTTGTCTCTCCATTTTGCGACCAATATTCATTCCAATGATCAGACATAGCCTCAGTCTTTTCCTCATCGGACATATGAGCCAACAAATCAAACGACTTGTTGACTACCAGTTTATCTTGAAGATCGGTTATATCCTCACATCCGCCGATATGTTTTGAAACCTCATCAGCAAACTTATCTTCCAAGTCTAATATCCAACTACTCATACCCATTACACTTGCTCCCCTTCGATCTCATAATCTAAATAGCCGCAAGCGGCATCAACGCCCAACAAAAACATTTCTTTATCTTCCTCTGTATCGAAAGCATATGTTTCTGTCTTGTCCTGACATGTTCCCCATACAATAGTGATAACGTGATTTGCGTTATCAATTTGCTCTTGGGTTTGAGCAATACAGTTTATGATTTGCTTTTGTACCATCGTACAAATCTCCCTTCTAGTTTTCCATCATTTTGGTTAAGTGCCGGACAGTCCGGCGGTTCATAAGATTAAAGGCTTTCGACAGGCTCTCACCAAAGCTATGAGGGATCACCGTTTCATCGCGGATCATATCAAACAGCGGATGCAGGTCATCGTGATCACTTGATTTGTGGGTGATCATCCAGCCATTCTCAGTAAAGCCCATCTTTTTGTTGAAGCCGACAACGGTCACTTCCCAAGCATTCAAGCCAGCCTCGTCAACATACTGAACATCGACAGGCTTACACCTCATGACAAACCTTTTGCCTTTAGGTGATTGAATGATTGAAAAGCCTTTTAGGTGTATTGTCTTGAACCATGTGATCGGGACAGGAACAAGATTGCTCATATTGTATCGACCTTCATTATCGACCTCGACTTTGGAGTCCCCATTGCTGGCCGAAAAAATCTCAGATGTTGATCTGGGGAATGCGCTATCGATAACCCTTTGTGCCTGTCTTTTTGATTTTGTTTTGGCATTCTTTAACGGGCTGTAACCGTCTATTTGTTTTCTTTCCTCACGATACCGCCTGATGGCCTTGCCAGCATTCTCGCAATAGTTTTCAAAAGCTTTCCAGATATTTTCTGAATTGCTTTTTGCCAACCTTTCCTCAATGGC